ATCACAGACATCGGCGTGTCGATCCCATCTCGACGCAGGATCACATCCAGAAGATCGATCGTGCCGTCGGCGGGCGTGAAGCTCTGCATTCCGACCGTCGTCGTCTTCGTCTGCTCATCAATGGTCCACTGCAAGATGCCGCGATTTGACCACGACGCCAGCATCAGCATCATGCTTTGGCGAGCAGACTTGGAGTGCCTGGAGGTGATGGTTACCGGATCAAGTCCCAGCCGTTCCCAGGCGTCATCCAGCGCCTCGGCGACGGTGAGAGAAGCCGCATAGGTGTTGGTCGTTGCCACGTTACGGCATCAGGTCGTAGTCGACGCTGTAGGTGATTGAATCAGCGTCTGCGTGGGTAAGAACCAAGCGCCATACCAGGGGCAGGAACTTGTTAGCTTCGGTCACTGTGTACCCAGGGAAGACGAGAATCTCTGTCTTCCCGGTCCCCGTGATCGCCGCCCCTTCAAACAGCGTGTAGTAGATGCCGGTTGCGGTTTTGCCCTCGATCTTCGGGGTCACGCTGGGCGTTGCAGAGACCGCAGTTACGTCAATCACCACACGGATGCCGCGATGACCGAGGTTCCTCTTATCCGAACTGGTGACAGACGCCGTTCGCGCCTCAGACGCATAGAGTTGATGGCTTTCGTTCAGTGACATGCAGACTCCTGAAAGACAAAGGGGGCGAGTATTCGCCCCCAGAATCTAACCAGCGTGAGCCCTTAGCGCTCTTGGGCGACAAAGATGTAGTCGAATGAGCAGTTCTTGGCCGATGCCTCGCCGTTCTGAACGCCGAAGCTGATCGTCAGCTCCTCGTCGTCTGGCAGGTTCGTTGTTGCCGACGAGCCCTTGAAGATGTCGTTGACGAAGTACTCAACCTTGTTCACGCCGTTGTAGTAGAACCCCACCGTCAGGTAGGTGTCGCTGACCACGGTGTGAATCGCCGTCGCGCTGGTGGCGGTGTTGTCCTTCTCGACGTGGAAATCGAGGTTGGCGTCGCCGTCGTCCTTCTGAAAGAACACGCCGTCAGTCACGTCCAGCGGGGTCGTATCGGTAATCGACAGGCCCACGAGAAAGTCCGACTGCGTCGCGTCTGACACCTTCAGCCGCGCCTTCATCCACAGCTTCTTGCCGGACGTGAACTTGAACGTCTCGATCGTTGTAGAGGCGTCGTCGCCGGACCATTGCAGAAAGATACGATCGTCGTCTGCGGCGGCGTTGGTCAACTTCAGAATGCCGCCGATCTCGTTCTGAATAGCGGCGGTCGCCGCCCCAGTGGTTGTGACAATCCACTGGTCCGCCTCGTAGTTGTCGAAGTCGTCGAACCAGACGTGGTACTTCGTCGGGTCCGGACCGCCAAACTCGTGCAGGACAGAGTTGGTCGCGGCGTTCGTAACGCCGTTGGGGAAGTGCGTGGGCATTTCGCGCCTCCCTTAGACGTTGCCTGCGACCGCGCAGCGGGGATCGGACCAGCCGAAGACGTAGCGCTCTCGCGCCCGGTAGCGCATGTTGCCGCTGTCTGCTACCGGCAGATCCTTCATCTTCATCGGCACGCGCTGGAAGTGCTTCAGACCTTCCGGAATGTCCGTCAGCAGGAACCACGCATCCGTGTCCGTCAGGTACGGGGAGACCACCGAGCCTTCCGGAACAGACGAGATCTTGTTGATGACGTTGATGTCGTTGTCACCCGTCGCAACCCGGTACGGAGACTCCAGCAGACGGGCAGCGGTCCACTGAAGCTCGGTCGGCACGACCAACTTGCGGGCTCGGGCCGCGACGAACAAGCCGGCTTCGTCCTTGAAGCGACCGATCTTGTTGATCGCCGACTCCAGGGACGATTCGGCGAGCTGCGAACCGCTCTCGTAGTTCGAGAACGTGTCGCCGTTGCCCATCGGATGCGCGGTCGAGAACAACTCCTTGCCGTCGCCGCCCTTGTAGGACGAATTGAAGCCGCGGTTGAGGATCGCGTGACCCTTGACCTCCTTGGTCTCGCGCATCGACCGCGCGAGCGCGCGTGTGTACCGCTGCATGAGCTTGCCGTAGAGGTTGTCCTCCAGGGCCTCCTCCGTGATCTCGAAGCCCAGGGCCACCGTCTCGTTGTAGTAGGACGCGGTGTAGACCTCGCGAGCCTGCGAGAAGGTGATGCCGGAACCCTCGTCCTTGGTGACGGCCTGGCCGAAGTTCTGCGTCATCACCTCTTCTTCGTAGGCGCGATCGGAGGTCTCCGAGCGGAAGATCTGCCGCCAGAGTTCCGGCCGCTGGCCGTACTCCTGGCCGAGGATTGCGTTGAGCCCGGGGACAAGTTGCTTGGGCTGGAGTGCGCGGGTAATCAGTGCCATTGTCGTTCTCCGTTACACGCCAGCCGTGGTGGCCTTCAGCTCGTGCTCGTTGATGAGCACCAGCAGCTTGGTATCCGCCCCGACTTCGTTGTCTTCCCGACGCACGTAATCGAGAATCTTCACTTGGAGCGCAGCGGTGGTTGCCTTCGTGGCAAGGTCCACTTCGGCGGTGGAAATGCCGCTAGAGGCCGCGCCGGTCGTCAGGTCCGCGTTGAGCCCGATGTCGGCTTCGGCGAAGGTCCCGTCTGCCTGGACCTCGTAGATGATCCACGGGTCGTCGTAGACGTAGGCTTCCGCTTCCGCAGAGTTCAGGGTCGTGGTGCCGCTGACCCAGTTCTTGGAGAAGGTGGTGTTGCCGTTGGAGTCGGTGTACTTCACACCGGCGAAGACGCCGCGCAGAACGTCGCTTGCGGCGGCAAGTTGAATGCGCTTGGTGGTGCCGGTGGACTTGACCGGCGCGCCAAAGCCGATGTTCTCGGCGAGGCCGCTGGCGATCCGGTACTTTTTGACGCGGATTTCTCCGCCCAGCAAATGGCCAACAGGCGTGAGGCCGTTGGGTGCGTTGACGTTTGCCATGATGTGCTCCAGTTATCGGAGCACTCATGGAGGCTCCGATTCAGTCGTCGGGGTCGGAATCGGTTGGCGGCGCACGCAAGACTTCGGTCTTGCGATCGGCGAAGAACCTGTCGCCGGACCGCTGGCTCTCGGAATGAAGTCTCTTGTCGATTTCCGAGATTTGGACGCCAGCACGGCGGTTGTAGTACGCCATGCGCTGGTTCCACATACGCTCGGGGATCTTGCAGAGGATCATGTCGCGCACGCCGATGGTTTCTCGCCCGTCATTGAAGCGGGCGTCAGAGATAGTCGGCATGAAGTACTTAGCAGGCACTTCGCCCTTGGTGACCGGGCGCCATCCCTGACCAAACATCTTTCGCACGTTATCGCCGTCTTCGAACTTCCCGGCGATAGTGCGGACCCAGGTGTATCTCCAACCCGGCGGCGGTGGCGGGGTTTCCAGGGTCTCAGGCGGCTTCCAGTCCATGTTCTCGGACGGGATGTCGCTTTCCATAGCAGCGTGAACTATTTTGTCGGGGGTGTCAAGAGTAGGAAGCGTCGCTTCGCGCGCTTCTTTGAAAGCCTGGTCTTTGCGGTTCATCTGTTCAGTCTCGGTATTGAGCCTTGGATTTGGCGTACGCGATACGGTCTTCCTTCTTGTCCGGGTCAAGCCCGACCGTTCGCATGACGGCAAAGTCAGACTTGGGGTCGAGTCTCACGACGCCGGGACGCGCAGGAGGACGTTGGCGACTTGCCGCAGTAGTCGGCGGAGGCGGTGCTTTAGGAGCCCTTGGCTCGTCTGTGATTCCAACGATGGCGACGCCAGTCACCTTGCCTTTCAGCCGGCGCGCCATCTCGTCGAAGTAGGCCGGAGTATTGGGCCGGTATCCCTCGTCCCAGAGATCCTGGTCGATAGCTTTGGCGGCGAGCGTGGCCACCCTGTCTTTGCCTGGACCGGCGCCGAACCACGGATTCTTGGCAACCCACTGCTCGGTGAGCGGGTTTGACGGTGGCGCCTGTGGCCGCTGCTGGTTGACGACCTCGCGCTTCTTCTTCTCCGCCTTGATGTCGGCCAGTTCCTCGATCGCGGCCGCCGTTGCGTCGGTATCGCCGTCTTTCTGTGCCTGCTTGAGCTTCTCGCGCGTCGCTTCTAGCCGAGAATCAAGTTCTCGCTCCTCGTGCTGGATGTAGTTCCGGGAGGCGACCTCGTCGCGCTGCCGCAGTTGCTGGTCCAGCTCATCGATACGACGACGAAGGGCCACGACCTCTGGATCAGGCTGGCGCGGTTCCTCCTTGACCTCCTCCTTCTCTTCCTTGGGCTCCGAGTCCTCGCCTTCAACGACAATTTCAGGCTCGTCGGCATCTTCCTTGGGCGGCTTCCAGTTAAGGTCTACCTCAACCTCCTGGTCCAGCTCCATTGCGTGCTCGTACTGCTTTTCCGTGCCCATCAGACGTACCCCCGAATGCTCTTGGCTTCGTCCTCGGTGAGCACCGACAGGATTTCGTAGTCACTCACCATCTGGTAGTAGCGGATGGTGTTGCCTTCCTTGACCTTGATCTGCATGCCGACCTTGCGATTCACGAGGACGAAGGCGCCGGGAACAACGTCTTCGTCATGAACGGAGAAGTCGTGTCCGGCCGGGGTCTTGGTCTTGTAGGCCATCGGCCCCTTATCGACCACCCTGCCCACGGAGGACAGTAGGGCGTCGTTCTCTACGGTGTTCTGCGCCAGGTAGATGCCACTCTCGGTTTTCTCCTCGACGTGGTGCATCTCCAGCAGAACGTGCCAGAACATCGGTTTCATTCTTCAGCGTCTCCTTCGAACATCGTGTGGTGAACTTCGCGCAGGCGGACCAGTACACGATCGATGGTGTCGACACGCGCAACGATTTCTCGGTATTTCGTGTAGTCCGAGATTCCGCGCAATATTTGGTCCGCATGCGCC